CCCCCCGCCGACCACAGCACTCAATGCGAGAAGAACAATCGTCACCGGCGCAGCAGCAGCCTGAACAAGCAAGATCGCACTCCGCAATCCGACAAGCGTTGCAGCAAAGGCCGTCGCTGCCCCACCTGCAATAATAAGGCTCGTGATGAGCTTCGGGTTTTCCTGAAGCCAATTGACTGTGTTTTGAATGAGTGGTTGATAGCCGACCCGTAGAATGTCACCCAGGCGGGCCTTGAGGTTGAACAATATGGTATCGAGTCGGGCTTGTTGGCCCCCAAGTGTTTGCGATAGTCGGGCAGCGTCCCCAGCATGAATTGAACCCTCACGAAGCAATCCATTAAGGAGTTTTTGGCGAACAGCTGTATCACTGGTTACCAAGCCGAGATCTTTGACTGATAACCCTTGCTCTTGCAAGATGTTTGATAGGTTTTTGGAGATACCAACATTGTCAACCATGATCGAGTTTTGGTTTTTGATACCGATGGTTGCACCAACAATGGCCTCACCAAAAGCCAGCGTTCCCTGGCGGTTAAATGAGGCAGCATCCTTAAATGTATTCATCAGTTGAATCGCCTCCGGCAAGGCAAAGCCAGTCGCCAGAAGGTTCTTAAGTGCAGTTGCTGATTCTGCCACGGACATAAGGCCGTCTGAGGCGAGTTCCTTGGCTGCCTGAGTGGTTGCACCAACATCCTGATCGAAGGCCCGAGCAACAGTCGCAACCCCGATCATTGAGTTTTCAAACTTGATCGATGCCTGAATTGCGCTGTTAATACCATCCTTAAGTTTCGTTAAAGCAACCGATGAGCCAATGATTTGACCGAGACGGTTAATGCCATCGGCAACGCTGTTGGTCGCAGCCCTTGTCGAATCCTTGCCTTTGATATTAACGACTAATTCAGTCTCATTGGCCATTTAGTCCGTCCACACTATGTCTTTGATTGCTCTTTCTGTTTTGGCTTCTTCTCCTCAGTGAAGGCAGTGAGGGCATAATTGAGAAGCACATTGCCATCATCCTTAGATAATTTGCCGAGGTTCTCCCGGGTGATTGGTAGCACGTTACCGTCGTCATCTGTCAGATCCCATGATTTGGCAATGGACATGACCCCGAAATATCCACGTTCAGTCGCTGATTCAATATCGAGCACATCCATCTCTGACTGAAACGTCCGCTTAATCAGGACGACGACCTTGATATTTGAATCCGGCAAAGTAATGGTTTTTGTTTTCGATAGTTCACTAAGTTTTGGCATTTATTCCTCCGTCTTACGTAGTAACTGGTTCTCTAGGTTCATATATTCAATATCCTGGACAATTACTGCAATCGGTGTCGCGAGAAGTTCTTGCCATGACAAGCCGAACTTGCGTCGATACACATACAGTAAGTAACTCACAGGAGGATCTTCATCGGCAGATCGGCCATCTCGCATCGCTGATAGGTAGATGATGAGCCGTTTTCGGTCTTCAACCGGAAACTCCTGGCGAGTTTTGAGATGACTGGCGATATAATGCACGTCCTCCGCTGGTAATTCCCCTACTGTTTCAGTAGTGATTGGCAGGGGGTTACCAGCATCGTCAGTGAGATTCCAGTCGGCAATGGCTGCCGTGGCCTTTTCTATCAGTGTCGGGGTAAGGCTCAGCGATGGCCCGAGTGGTACGAGTGTCTTAATTGTGACGTAGGCTCGCTGAGCTTCTTTAAGATTAGCTGTCGATGGTAACAGCAACCGCATGACTAGATCGTTGCTAGGTTGTTAATGACCTTTACGTCCACTCCCTGAGCGTCTGAGGAGTCATACGTTGGCGCCCAATCAAGCTCCTGGTAGATAATCCCGCCAGATTCAACTGGTGGATGACCACCCGCTCGGGCTTTCATGTTGTTAATCGTAATGCGGAGTTCATACGTACTACCTTCACTGAAGTGCCGGATAACCACCGCCCGCTTTGTCCGAGCGTTAAAGCGATTCAGATCATCAACGGTGTCGAAAAATAACTTCGAGTTAAATTCAGCATCCCCTTGGAGGCGGACCAATGCAGCCGGATCAAGCGCACCAGACCGCATCGCACCATCCTCTGACTCAAATGGATGAAGGATCTTCCACATCGAACCCTTCTCATGGCGAGTCTGAGCAGCAGACAGAGCAGCAGCAGCCGTCGCACCATAGCGGAATTCGGTTGCTGACCAGAGGAACGGACTCTTCATGGTGAAGGACGGGGACGCAGGGCGAAGCGTGATGAAATCAGCAGCAGCCCCGGAAGTGACATCCGTCGTAGTGGTAATACTGGTTGCATCAACAATTGACGCAACAGCAAAGTTGACAGTCGAACCATCAGCCTTAAACAAGGTCATAATATCACCGACCACCAAACCATCAGTTGGGGATGGGTCATAGTCAGTTTTCAACACGATGGTGTAGGGGTTCGTGCCAGTTGGGGTGCCTGACAATTCCCGCACTGAAAAACTCTTGAGGGCCGAAACCTTGAGATTCAACACCATCTTGTTCTCCTCAAAAGTCGGTGAGATTTCTGAGGCCTCGACACCAATGTAGCGGAAGACCATCGCCCCCTTAGCAATATCGACGGTGTAAGCATTCGGATCGGTCGTGGCCGAGAGAGTGAATGGATGGGTATATGGGCCACCACCGGATGGTGCGCCTTTAGTCAAAACCATGTCAAACAGTTTGGCAGCCGTATTGGGTTCGGCATAGACAGAAATTTCCCCCTTATGTGATCGCTGCCCCTGAAGGACTTGGTGACGGAGGAACTTGTGGCCGACAATCGGATTATCCTCATCAAGATTGATGTTGGTCGTGAGATTTTCACGATAGAGGGGAATGTAGTCGTTTGGTGTAACAGCAGCAGGCTTCGTCGCCTGAACCTTGAGGGCAAAATACCCTTTATTTGCAATGCGTTCGGCCATTATTGCTCCTTACCTTCCTTTGTCTTCTTTGGCTCCTTTTCTGTCACCAACTCAAGATTTGGGTTATCAATTTCGACCGCAGAGACAAAGGTGTCCTGTGGTGCAATGATCCCAACATTGGTAATAACGAGTTCGTGGTCAGTCATGTTTTTATAGCGGAACATTCTGCTCCTTCCTATGTTCGATTACTTACCGTCAATATATCACTTATTGTCACAATGATGTTAGCCTCGGCCGTTAAAACATCCTGCGGTCGGGGGGTAACCCCATAATCAACATTCACTATCTGATTATTCACGAGATTGCCCAATGTAAAATTTCGGCGTAGTACGCCCAGCACAGTATGATCATCATATTCACCAGTTGTTTCGTTGAGGCCCTCGGTAAAATCCTCAAGTCGCCGTTGGGTATTCGCCTCATCGGGCATTTTTCCGAAATCGTCTTTTTTATTGAACACGACCTTCACATTGATTCGGTGAGCACGTTCATCGGTTCCGGTTGGGCCAACCTCGACTGTCAGGTTCTCTTTTTCAACGATAATACAGGGCAACAGCGATTGAGCGATCTGTACTGGATCACCATTAAAATAGGCCCGCATAACATCCCCAAGGTTATCCTTGAGGGTGCGAATAATAACCTCTGAAAAACTTTCCTTAAAATCAGCCAATGGCCCTCCTGACCTTATCTCGCATACTGCGTTCAAAGATATGAATAATCGCTTGACGGCGTGCCTCATCAATCTTCATCATGACCCGCCGTGGCATCCGTTCCCGGCCTAACTGATGTTTCAAAAAATACGGTGTTGGGTTCCATAAACGCATATAATCACCCGTGTAATTGAATCGAAAATTACCACGCATGGTTCCACTGCGTTCCAACGTCCCCCGACCAGGAAAATGAACCTGCTTCCATGCCTGATAGGCTGGATTGAGCGGAGCCCATGGTTCACCAATGATCTGGCCTTCAGTGGCAAAAACATTAGTTTGGATGAAGTTTCGCATGTAGGTGCCAGTATCCTTCAACTCACGACTGAAATCAGACAGGTTGATACCTAACTGTCTGAGTGTTCGGAACGTCTCAGGTGTTCCCTCAAGTTCAATCGTGAGTGATAACATCAAAACCTCTTTGAAATCCGCACGAGAACATCCCCACCTGCATCGGCTTCCTCAGCCGTTGCCGTCGTGTCATCCGGCCAACCAGCAACTGAATCAGACACCGGAATGGCCACCTCATCAATCCCAACCAGATACATGTTGCGGTTGCGAATATCCTCAAGGATCTTGTTGCCAAGGTCGATCTTTTGCGTACCTTCTTTATTGGTGCCGTCATACCCAACCCCATAGTCCTGAAGGAGCAGATACCCAGCAGCCAACAGTAGTGTCGCATTGTTGAGTGCGCCCGGAACAGGAATATCCGTCGGAATTGGCAGGGTATACCCGGCAGCCCGCAATGCACCCTTGACAAGACTTTCAGCATTATCACGAAATCGAGAAATAATATCATCGGTCACGTAATCATTATTCTGGAATCCAGCCTCATTCCGAATCTCCCACAATGTGGCATAGTGACCATAATCACCACCACGGATCGCCTCAGAGTTAGATAATGGCGTTTCAGCAGTGCTAGTTGAGTTGTAATAGGTTTGCTTGTACCAGTATCCCGACCCACCTGTTGCGTCCGTATATTCGCTGTAGAGTTGCTCGGGGTCGATATTGACGGTTGCTAAAATAGAGAAGCTGGCATCAGCAGGCGGTTTGCCAGTTACATTGACTGCCCGATAAATACGAATCTGGTTACCTCGGAGTTTGGTAATCACTTCAAAACGCTTATGAGCAAACGACAGATTAGCAGTTAGGGTGATGTTTTGGTTGGTAATTGACGAAATCTGACGCAATTCAGACTTTTCGTTACCCAATTGGCCCACAATTACATAATCGTCAGTTGCATACCCCTGAGCATTTTCTGCCTGGATGACCGCTTGGGAAGCTGCGGCATCGGCATTAAGTTTGCTTTTTTCAGCAGTGTTCAGAGGATTAAAGTTAATGAGACGGATAATTTCAGCCATTGTTCTCCTTATCGACGAACTCTCGGCGTAGTTGATGAACCAATAATTCGTGGCGCAGCAGGTTGGTTGGTATGCAACTGCGTCGTCTGATCATCAACCCTTGTACTCATCATAGCACTGTCAGTAGCTGTTTGGGTAAACGATTTTTGTAACAATCCAAGGATATTCAAAAACCCAGCCGTCAAAACAGTACGGAATCGTCCAAAAACTCCCCCTGCTCCAGCAGTTGGCTGGGCAAATTTCGCCTTTCCAAAAGCAAAACCGCCAAACACCTTACACCTTCGGCTCGTCTACCGTGACAGCTTTATCAACCATTTCCTTAGCCTGATTACGGACTTCAATGCGCCAAAGATACTCATGTTCACCATTCGGGAACTTACACAGGCCCAAGGTGTCCATCATTCGTTTCAGACTGTCATATTCGTCATTGGACAAAACCTCACCAACGGCGATCTTAAGACCAATCGGGTAGGCATTAGCCTGATCCTTATCACTCACCCCAAGCCGATCTACGGCCTTACAGTAAGACAAGATCACTGCCCGTAAGTCCAAAGGTTGCGGGATGGCTGCTCGGTCTTGAGCATCTTTTTTATAGGTGACGACCTCACCCTCAAAGGTTGTGAACGTTTGAGTTGTATCGAGTGAACGCATTGATTACCTCCTACTACATATTTGGCATTAGCATACCAGCTAAACCGTTGGTGCACTATAAAATGGAACGTAATACACCCCATCAGGGATCGGGTTTGTGGCTTGTTCATCTTCGATGTAGACCTTAAACCAACCTACGATCGTGCCTGGCGTTGGCATGTCTGCTGCATCGACAAGCGATTGGCTGGCATCAGTTGTGGACTGACCAATGAGGCGAAGGAACTCCTCGCTAACGTCGTCTTGTTCAAGACGAAGAACTGGGATTGCCCCAGCCGATGATTGCTGTCGAACATCCAACTGCCCCGCTGTATCGGCAGTTGTCATATTACCAATACCAAACCGTCCATCCGGGCCAATCACTGCGCGAACAAAACTGAAAATACTCCCAATCGGGGTCGTTGTGAAATCAAACTCGGTCGGATAGGAACCTGCTGACCAGGTTGCAGCTGCCCGCATCCGAATACCAACCTGGATTGTACTATTTTTCCAATCTACCGGTGATTCGACATACCAATTAGGTGCGGCAACATCGTACCAATCCTGTAGAATGTCGCTCACCCAATCATCAAAATTATCAATCCACCAAGGTCTAGTAATAATTGGTAGCGGTTCACCAAATTGTGGTATGGCATAACCAAATCCGCCGAACATTGTTACCTACTTTGCTGATTCATCTTTATTTTTTTTGGAAATTTTTTAAACGGCGGTTTTTTCAATATTTTTGGTTGTTTGTTCTTGCTGCTCATTAAGCTTCTTTGCTATTGCAGCATTTACCGCCTGTAGCTCGCCCTGGATAGCTTCGAGTCGTGAGATGAGGTCGTAGGCATACGCCTTGAGGTCTGTAAGAGATAAATTATGCATCGATTGCTCCTTCATATATTGCTAACTGTTTTAATAATACATACGACTGGGCATAAATGTTACCAATTCTATCATTCGGAAACTTGATTGGGTATTCCCTGAGTTCTATCGGCGTTGTTATATTATCTGCTCGTGCATCTGAATCCTTATACACAGCAACAGTGACCACACAGGTACTTTCACCCTTCGGCGTGAATAGGTTAACCCTTTCAATCCTGTGGTATGCTCCTTGGACGGTTACGCCACCATTTAATTCTACATCTTTTATTAATGCCATAATGCTCCTTATCTCTGTCCATACAATGTCGCAACTGATCCAGCGACAAATGACCCTGCCGATGGAATAACGTCGACACGGGTAATTGCGCTTGTGCTACGCCACTCACCTGCGTTGCGGAAGTTCCACATATCAGCGGCGTTGTTACCGAGGCGTGCACCGGACTCAGATTCGAATGACTTGTACAGCGTGGTGTCAGCGTAGTTATGAATAATTACCTTCCCAGAACCAATCCTACCTGCTCCGACAGAAGCAGCGGACATTGCCCCAGCATCATAATATGTCTGGTTGATGCTTCCACCCGAGAAGCTGAAGTTCGTGCCGTTCAAGATGATTCGTGAGAAGTCGTAGTTTGCATTCGCGTCGTTGTTCACACGGATGTACGCGACAGCGTTCGTTGCTGCGGTATCGCTCCGGCCACTCCACACCACGATGAGGTTCCGATAGCCAGATGGGATATTCGTAAACGAGTACGA